GCCGGGCCGTGGTTGCTCAACCCTGGCTCGGGCGAGACGATTGAGGTGCCGTTCACGACCGCGCACTCCTCGGCCGCGCTCACCACTGAAGGCTCGGCCATCTCCGAGTCCGACCCGGCGTTCGCCAAGCGGACCCTCGGCGCCTACAAGTACGGCGTCATCATCCAGGTGTCCCGCGAGTTGGTGGACGACACCGCCGTGGATCTGCTCGGCTACCTGTCGATGCAGGCTGGCCGCGCCTGCGGCAACGCGCTCGGTGCGCATCTTGTGACCGGCACGGGTTCTTCGCAGCCCGCCGGTGTGGTCACCGGCGCCACCACCGGCGTCACGGGCGGTACGGGTGTCACTGGTGGGTTCACCGCTGACAACCTGATCGACCTGATGTTCAGCGTCATCGCGCCGTACCGCAACAGCACGTCCTGCGGTTGGCTGATGAAGGATTCCACGCTGGCGGCTGCCCGCAAGTTGAAGGACACCACCAACCAGTACCTGTGGCAGCCCAGTCTGCAGGTCGGCGTCCCCGACACGCTGCTCGGCAAGCCGGTGCGTACCGACCCGAACGTTGCCGCCCCCGCGGTCAGCGCCAAGTCGGTCGTGTTCGGCGACTTCAGCCAGTACTTTGTCCGGCTCGCCGGCGGGGTGCGCTTCGAGCGTTCCGATGAGTTCGCGTTCAACGCGGACCTGGTGACGTTCAAGGCCGTGGTGCGCGGCGACGGCATCCTCGCCGACCAGACGGGCGCCCTGAAGCTGTTTGTTGGGGGAGCCAGTTAATCGGAACTCCAGTTCAGGTGTTATGCGCCTGACCTCTGGTACCGGGTGGCGGCGTTCTTCTCTCGCTGGGCGCCGCCGCCCACCCCCGCTAACCGAAGGGAGACGCCATGCGCGTTCAGATGAAAGCCACGATCACCGGCACCCGCAACGGTGCCGACTGGCCTGCCGTGGGCGAGTCCGTGGACCTGCCCGACGGCGAGGCCACCGACCTGCTTGCCGCCGGTCTGGCGGTTCCCGCTGCTGCCCCCGAACCGGAGAAGGCAGCCGCCCCGAAACCGCGGTCGAAGCGACCCGCCGCAGAGTCCCGCTAGGAGACCGCCGTGCCCATCGTCGTACCTGACGCGCTGCTGAGCGTTGAACTGCTGGAGGAGTACCTGCAGCGGTCCATCGCGGCCAGGGACGAGGCCAGCGCCGATGCGGCGGTGTCCTACGCGCGCGCCCTGGTGGTGCAGCGGATCGGGTTCGACCCGGCGACGGCGCCGGTCACCGACTACACGGTGGTCCCGCCGGTGCAGACCACCTGCGACGACGAGGATGTGCTCGCCGCGCGTGCGGTGGGCCTTCGGATCGCCGCGCAGTGGTTCACCAACCCGCAGGAGCGGGCGTCCTACTCGGGGCCGGAAGGCATGTCGTACACGGCGTCCCCGCAGATGCTGTCGAAGATCATGTCCGAGGCTGACCGGGTGGTGCTGGAGATGATCCAACTGAAGTACGAGCCGGGTTTCTGATGGCCTCGTTTTACGTCAAGACCAAGCGCGGGTCGACATCCTCGCTACTGGAGGGGTTGCCCGATGTGGTGGCCCGCCTGGAGGAGATCGAGAGCGCCGCTGGCGACCTGACCGATGTGTGGGAGGCGCTGGGGGACCTGTGGGCGTCACGTATGGATACCGTGTTCGACTCCAACGGTTTGGGGACGTGGGCACCCGAGGCCGCGGTGACCATCGCAGGCAACCAGTCGCCGCTGGTGGATACCGGGGTGATGCGTGACGGGCTGACGATGGATCGGCCGATCTGGAGCGCCAAGCAGGCCGCCGCGTTCGGTGCGGACAAGGCCGACCGGCGGGTTATGAACATTGCGGTGCTGCACAACGCCGGTACCAGCCGGATGCCCAAGCGGGTGGTGGTGCCGCGTCTGCGCGCCGCCGAGAAGCGCGCCTGGATGACGGCTGTCCAAAAGCACATGGCGAGGGCGTTGAGCCAATGAGGGGCCACGAGTACATCCGCGAGGCGGTGCGCACCTACCTGGAGGCGGCCGTGCCGGCCAGGCTGGCCGCACACCTGGCCGCCAACGGGCTGACCACCCCCGAACCTGCCGAGTTGACGTTCGTGCTGGCCGACGGGCTGCAGGACATCAACGACTTTCCGGTGGTGGTGGTGCGTTCCACCGACGCCACCAACGACACCTGGACCGCAGACGGCACCTGGAGCGTGCTGTATGACCTGGAGGTGATCGTCGCCTGCGACCACCGCACCCACGGCGATTACGAGGGTGCGAGCAAGGACCGCGATCGGCTGCTGCTGGCGGTGCGTGAAGCGTTGTACCGGATCACCGGGCTGACCGAAGACATCGACATTGTGCCCGGCAAGCGTTCGGAGCAGACGGGCGCGGCGTCGATGTCGCTGGCCGGTGTGCCGCTGGCGGCCGGCACCGTGAAGTTCATCGCCAGGGTTCTGGAGACTCTGGACGATCTGGCACCGCCGGAGGATGTGGGCGCGGTTGACGTGTCCGCTGCCGCCTTCGACGCCTCGCAGACCATCCCCTAGACCGTCACACACCCCCCACAAAAGGAGGCGCGGATGTCCCGCGTCAGCGTCAGCGTGCCCACTGGCACACCCGAACCCCCGGCCGCCGCGCCGGACAAGAAACCGCGCACCACCAAGAAGGAGAGCAGCAATGGCTGATCGAATCACCGTTACGACCGGCACCGTCGCCGGGACGCAGGCGCCGATCGGCCAGCGCGCCGCCCGGTTCATCGCTGTCGGGCAGACCCAGTTCGGCCCGACCGACGCCCCCCGCATCGTGCGCAACATGCGCGACTACGCGAACACCTACGGTGTGCGTTCCGGCGGAGCGAACATGTACGACGCCGCCGAGACGTTCTTCAACGCCGGTGGGTCGGAACTGGTGGTGCAGCGCGCGTTCGGCGCCACCCCCGTGAATGCCACGATCACCCTCGACTCGAAGATCACGGTCACATCTCGCTGGCCGGGCGCCTACTACAACGCGTTCACGGCCACCTACACGACGGCGACCACCACGCTGACCATTGTCAAACCGTCGGGGACTGTCCCCTACGTCGGTGCCACGGCTGCCGCGCTGCAGTCTGCGGCCAGCGTCGACCCTGATGTGACGGTGACCGTTTCGTCGCTGCCCGTCGCCAACTTCGGCCCGACCGCGCTCGCCACCGGCACCGACGACTTCGCCACCGTCAACTGGACGAACGTCCTGGCTAAGGTCGGGTCTTCGGTCGGTCCGGCGTGTGTCGCCGCTCCCGGTGTCAACGGTGCCGCTGCCGCGCTGGCCGCGCACGCTGCCGCCTACCGGCGGCTGGCGCTGCTCACCCCCAACCAGACCGACACCGCCGCGCAGACGATCACCGCGCAAGGCTCGATCACCGCGGCGAACAAGCAGAATGCCACCTACGTCTACCCGTGGGGGACGGTGCCGGCTGGTGCCGGTGGCCGCAAGGTGATCGACGGGGTTGGCTTCGCCGCCGGTCTGCGGTCGCTGACTATGCGGGTGTTCGGTGTCGGGGATTCCCCGCTGCGCCGCGCCGCGCATTCGCTGGCCGCCCCCGCCGGTTTCCAACCGCTGACCGAGGTGGACGATTCCACGCACACCTCGCTGCTCGCCGCCGGTGTGGCCACGATCCGCAGCCTGCCCACCGCGGTGGGTCTGGACGTGTGGGCCACCGCCGAGGGCGTCGGGGCGAACGCCAAGCAGGAGGCAATCTTCCGCGACATGGTGAACGCCATCGCCGACGAGGCGGCACGCGCGCTCGACCAGTTCATCGGTCGCTCAGCGTCGCGCGCGGTGCTCGCCGAGGCGACCGCCGTGCTCAAGGGCGTCATGGAAACCTACCGGCCGTGGCTGGTGGACAACGGCAACGCCGACCCGGGCTACAAGGTCGCCGTGTCGTCGGGCGCGGACGTGGCCGACAACCGAATCTCTGCGGTGGTGTCGGTGAAGTTCTCCGAGGAGATCGGCTTCGTCGATCTCACCATCAACGCTGCCAGCGCCAACCAAACCATCTAAGGAGACACCATGCCTCTGCTGACCCAGCACAAACTGAAGGTGACTGTCACTAATGCGACCACCGCCATCCCGGTGGTCGACTGGGACAAACTGTCCGGCGGGGACATCACCCACGCCACGACGAAGGTGCGCCGCACCGCC